CCGCCCCGCCGATCATCGTGAGCTTGCCGATCGAGTCCTTGAGGTCTTCAATCCCCCTGTCGACGCGGTCCAGTGGCGCGTCGTCGACCTCGAACCCCAGCAATGTGACGAGCTCGCGGATGATCATTTGCGTTTACTCTCCTGGTGGGCGAGCTCTTCGATGTCGGCGCGAACGTCGAGCGCCTCATGGGCGTCGAGGATGTCGTACATCGACCACTTGCCACGCAGTACGCGCGGCTCGTGGCCCTTCTCGAGATAGAGGCGGTAGTACAGCCAGTCTATTCGGCTTGACTGAGCAAGTCGTTGAGCTTTTTCCTGAAGTCGCCCTTTACTTTTGATGCGACGCCCCCGAGGCGTTTTTTCAAAAAAGGGGCGTAGTTGACCTCGAGGACCCAGGCCACGGCTGCGAACAGCTCGCCATAGTTGCCCTGGTAGATCTTGTCGAAGTTGGCCGCGACCTTCTCGGCGCTGTCGCCACTTCCCCGTGAGGTGTGCTTGAGGATGCGCTTCAAGAACTCGTGCGAGCCAGCCGCAATGACGTTCTCCGCGAGCTTTCGAAACGCGTTTCCAAGCGCCTCTCCGTCGAACTTCGACCCTCCCGGGCTGCTCATGTCGAAGCCCTCGACCGCCCCCATGACGTTGCCGAGAGACTCGCCAAAAATCTGGGTGATCTTGGGCAGCAAGTCGAAGCCCTCGCCGGCGGGGTGTTGCACGCACGTATACTCGTGGGCGTTGCCGTAGTCGTCGAGGATGGTCTTGGTGCTCATCGTGCGGTCATGGTCACTCATAGGGTGTGTCTCCGAAGGCTGGTGTGATTAGTTGGTGATGGCGACGTTTGCGCCCATGCAGCCCCACTCGCGGTCTGAGGCTTCCTTGCCCTTGGTCACGGGCGCGGGCGTCTCCACCCAGACCTGCGGGGCGATGACCTGCTCGCCGGTGTTCAGGTCCTTGATGAACAGGCTGAAGATGTCGCCATTGCCTGCGGTCTGCGCGGCGGTGACCTTGGCGCGAAAAAATGGGTTGAGGTCACTCGTCTCTTTGAGGGTGAAGTTGATGGCCGCGCGCCGGTCGTTGCTGGCGCTACGGGTCACCTCACCGTCGGTGCCGGACTCGCTGGTCCACACCTCCGAGGAAGGCTCGACAGAGATGACATCGCCGTCGGCGCCGCCCTCGAATGGCAGGCCGTCAATCAGCACGATGCAGTGGGCGAAGTTGTACGTTTTGACGCCGCTCATGCGCGTCTCCTGATGGGTGTAGGTGTGCGTTGGTTGAGGCGGTCAGGGCGTCGGCCTAGAAGCCGCTGAAGTCGAGCGTGGCGTGTCCGGTGATGTTCGTCTCTTTGACGGTGCCGGAGTACTGCGAGCCCCACTTCCAGCGAAGCAAGCCGTTTCCGACATCGGCGTCGCTGACGTTGGCGCGAAGAGGCATGTCGACCTCGCTCGTGCCGTCGTTGTAGTGGCCCAGCCCCTCGGCGTTTTGGAGCACGTCGTAGGCGGCCTGCTCGATGACCCCGAATCCAAGGTCATTGAACTGGATGCGTCGGCCGCCGTCGGCGTACTCCTTGAAGCGCTGAGCGATGAGCTCGTCGATGCGCGCCTTGGTCCACTCACCGGTGACCACATGCTCGATGTCGTGGCCGCTGGCGGTCACACCCGGGAACGTCGATGGGCTTCCCTTGAGCGTGGAGTAGTAGTTGGCGTTTTTGTCCTCCAGGTTCTTCTGGAAGGTCGTGTCGTCGACGTCGGCCGGGACACCGACGACGGTGTTGTAGCAGGCCGTCGGCGCCGTCTCGTCGAACGAGTGCGCGAGGAAGCCTGCGAGATACCCGACATCGAAGCGCACCGAGTCGTCGCTGTAGTAGCTGAACGCGGCGAGCTTGTACCCGAGCGTGGTCAGCTGGCTTGCGATGTCGGTGTCGAGCGAGGTGCCCGCATCGGCGTCGGCCATCTGTCCCATGAACAAGCGCCCGTTGGCGTTCGCCCACTTGCCGGCGCGCAGAATGTCGGTCTCGTCTCTTGTCTCCAGGCAGATGCCAAACCAGTCGCCGTCGGCCGCGGCAACAGCAGCGAGCTCGGTGGCGACGCTGACATTGGCCTGGGCCTCGACCTCGGTGATCGATGCGCCGTCGGGCGCGCTCGACTCGTAGCCAAACCCCTCGCCTACGGTGTCGGCGGTAACCGTGACCGTGTCGACGCCGTCCTCGGTGGCGGTGACGTCGGCGTCGGCGTCGACCAGCGCCTGCAGCGCGGCGGCGACCTGAGCGACCGTATCTCCCCCGGCGGCCGTGTGGGTGTAGTCGGTCCCGTCGATGCTGATCGTGTAGTCGCCGGCGGCGACCGAATCGACGGTGAACTCGATGGACTGAGCCGCGTCGGAATCGCGCCGGCCGATGGCCACGCGCTGGGGCTTGGGCTCCTGCTGGAACGCAATCGACAGCGCGTCCTGCAGTGCTCTCGATAGCTCCGAGTCGGTCTCGTAGTCGTCGTCGGGGCCAAAGAATTTGATGCGCTCAGCGAACGTCGCCGCGCCGAGCACGAGGACGGTGCCAAAGCCGGCCTGGGTGATGGTCGGGCCGCCGAGCTGTACGTCGTGCTGGATTTTGTTGTCGAGACTCATCAGGTGTCCTCGAGGGTGTGTGTGGTGGTCAAATCACCCGCCTCGCCGGTGGCCGAGCTCGTCTTGAGGACGGGCATGCCATGGGGCGAGTGGGTCTGTTTGGCGAAGGCAAAGCGAAAGTCTTGCTGGCTTCGGCCTTCGAATTCGGTGCTCATCAGCTCAGTCAGGTCTTGGGCCTGGGAGATGGAGTCCTGCACTTCGACGCCATTGGCCGTGTTGTGGTCGGTGACAAAGGGGTCGGCGAGCGAGCGCTCGATGGACTCGATCAAGCTCTTGTGGGTCGCGCCAAAGACGTTGACGCTCACGGTGCCCACACGGTGCTCAGTGATACGCACCTGGTGGGTGCCGTCGGGAAGCTCCACGTCGGTCGTGTCGACCTTGGCCGTCTGCATCAGCCGTGGTGGCGCACATTTGAGCGTCACGAACGGCCTGTCCGGACGCGCCGCGTACTGGTCGGCGTAGCGCACATCGGTGACCTCGCCGCCGACCACGAGCTCGAGCCACTTGTACAGCGCGCGCTCGTAGTCTGTGGGCTGGTAGGTCATGGGTCGTCTTCGGTGTCAGGCATGGCGAGCACATACTCCCGGTGCGCCAGAAACGGCGCGTCCGAGAAGTCCTCGTGTGAGTGCACCTCCAACCATCGCCCCCGGTAGTGGACCTGGTCGGCAGGCTCGTCGGCCTCAGGGTCGACGGCCTGAAGCTCGTCGGTCGTCAGCAGAAGATACTGTGCGCTCGCGCTCAGGCCCCCGGGCATTGACTGGCGCTGGTAGGCGCTCAGCGGCTGAATCGACGCGCGAATGTCGAACTCAGTCGGTGCGCCCTTGGTCACCACTCCATCGGTGTTCTGGTACGGGCCGTGGCGCCTTGCTGTGTGTGTCGCGAGTCCCAGCATCGGTGACCTTGATGGTGCAGTGGATGTAGCGGCCGTGCTCGACAAACGTCAGCCCACAGCCAAGCAGCGCGAACGCCGCCGACTTGAGACGGCCGTGACGCTCTCGCGCGCGCCTGTAGCCGCCGGCGATCATGCGATGGGTGCGCGGCAGCAAGTCGACCTTGAGGGTGTGCTCAACCATCGAGGAACCTCTTGGCCGCATCGATGCGCTCGTCTTTGGTCGACGGCACCGCGTCCATCAGGGGGCCGAGGTACTTACCCAACTCATAGTGATCGGGCTTGTCGGACTCGACCTCGAGGGCGAGCAGCGCAAACAGCTGGTCGCGGGTGAGCTCGGCCGGGTCGCGCTCGGCGAGCTCGTCGAAGGTCACACCGCCAGGGTCGCTGTCTTCGGCGCCTTCCTCTTCGCCCTCTCCCTGGTCGTCCTCCTCCTCGTCGGTCAGGATCTCAACCTGACCACGACGCTCGGCGCGCTCGGCTGCGGCCTTTGGCATCTCGAAGGTGCGGCCTCCGACCTTCCTGGCGCTGCCATTCATGCGAAATTCGCGCAGGGCTTTGACTTCGACTTTGTCTGACATGGGGTCTCCTTACTCTTTGACGATGTAATCGACGGAATTGCCAAGCCGCCCCGAGTCTCGAAGCGGGTTCGAGCTGCCTTTTCGTCGAATCGTCGACGCGGCGTTGGGCGGGTCTTTGAGGGTGATGGTCTTGTTTCGGATGTCGGCTGTAATCTTCATGCCAATGACCTTGTAGACGCTCGCACGGTCGCGCTTGAGCGTCGCCCACTGGGCCATCAGCGCGGCGATGATACGGCCGTACTCCTCGACGTTCTCGTCGATGGTCGACCGGATAAAAGAGCGCTCAGGGATGACGATCTCGTGGGGCTCGGTGACCCCGACCGCCTCCTCGTCACCCTTGCTGGTGAAGATGACCTCGCCGCTTGGGCCAAACTTGTACGGCGTGCCACCGGGGTGCTGAATGGTGACCCCGAACTCGTGGACCGCGGCGAGGTTCGCCATGGTCAAGTCGCCGTCCTTGGTCTTTCCTGCCTTGCCGTGCACGCCAATGGTGACGCGCCCGCCGCCGAGCTTCTGGACCTCGTCCTTGAGCTTCTGCCACTTCTTATCGTCGTCCTTGATGCGAACTTTATCGCTCATGGCAGCATCGGGTGTTGCGGGGGGCGGCTATCCTTGATGGCCTTGAGCTCCTGGCCATAGGTCGTTGTCGACAGCGCGTCGTCGCCGCCGCCGATGGGTCCGGCCGATGACACGGACAAGCGCCCGGTCTTCATCGAGGTGATCGGCCCGACGACGCTGATGCCGTCTCGAGCGTTCGCGGTGAGCTTCATCAGGTGCGCGGCCATGTAGACCACAGCCTGGGTGTACATCTGCCCATAGAAGCTTTTGTCGAGCCGAACGGCGGCCTGCTCGATGAACGTCGAGACCGTCTCGTTAGTCTCGGCCTCGAACTCCCCCACAAGCGTCCTGAATGTCTCCAGAGATGACACGTGG